GCGTAATTGCATTTAACTCGAAGAACGAATCCCCGTGGGTTTCATATTACGAACTTGGTAAGGACGAAAATGCCCTTCCTTGTCATAGAATGTTTTATTTGATTGAAACTTACTCAGATAGTTTCGGTGTTCCAAAACATATTGCATATAATGTGGCCTATAAAGAAACAAGATATAGGGGTCCTTTGGATACTACATATAACCCATATCTAACTTCAAAAGCCGGTGCTGTTGGAGCTATGCAAATTATGCCGAGATACGCTTCCTACTTTGCTGGTTTCCCTGTAACAAAAAAACAAGTAATGCACGACTTAGAACTAAATGTTTGGCTCTCAATGAAGATTCTTTCTCAACATTATAAAGCATATAAAGACTGGACATTAGCTTGTGGTACATATAATACAGGCAGACCAATATTAAATGGATACGCTAAGTATTGTGGAAGTACTAAAAATTTCACTAATCAGTGGGTTGGTCCGGATTCTTTGAAGACTCAATTTTCTCTTGGAGGACTCTGACGAATTCAGCTTGTAACATCTTTAGGAATTTAATATATGCGGAGTCCTCTTTTTCGGGGTCGTACTTATATTTCCCTTTTGGTGGTCTGCTTGACCTTCCAAAGTAATTAAGTCCTGAGATATTTGTAATACACTTATGTCCTCCACTATTTGCCTGAATAATGTCCCAAGCCGGAATTTGAATCTTATCAAGTTTTTCAAAGTCCTCATCGGTAAGTTCTGGAGTTGGTTTTTCCATAAGAGCCTTTATCTCCATAAGATACTTTGCCCCATCTTTCATATCCAAAAACTTCTCTCCATAAATTGCCGTGAAATCTTTAAATGTAAAACCCACCGAACCTTCTTTAGCCGCGGTTTCAGAAATATATTTAATCGTAGAAAGTGGAACCTTTCTATCTTTGAGTTGTTTTTCCCATTTTCCAAGAACTTCTTGAGCAATCTCACCAAGATTAACTCCCTTTAATTCTCTTTCCTTTTTGAATGGATTACAAGAAGCCTGAAGTAATCCAAGAGGCCAAGCAATTACTAAGAAATCCGCCTCAGGGTTATTCTTAAATGGAGTATATCTGTCGTAAGAACCTGGTTTTGTCATTACCCCTCCACCATATTGAACGATGATATTACCCTTAATTTCAGGATATTCTTTCATCTTTTCAATATAAGTCTCTTTGTTCTTTTCAAGAGCTTCAAATCCAGCATATCCTTCATCTTCCATTATCTCCCTTATTTTAAGGAATAAATTTAAAAGAGAAGGTCTTGACTCCATAACGAGTCTTTCCAAGAAATTTGGTTTGTTCTTAAATGCTAAAAGTAATTTGTTGGTTACAAGTCCGAGCATCATTCTGTTTCTTCGAGCAGATAAATCTTTATCGAACTTGTATATATAATTCATAACAATTTCAGGAGTGATTTCATTTTTAGCGAAATCAGCGCTATCAACCATCGAAATTGTTGCAACATCATCTGTTGGAAATAAATCTGACTTTGGTATAATTTGAGAGAGTGTTTCCACATTTGACCTTGATTGTCTAAATGACTTTGAGCCAGTTTCTTCAGCTCCAGCCTGTCTATCGTGGTGGTCAGTATGAATAACGAACATTGGCTTACCGTGAGCAAAGTCAACAAGGACTGGCATCACTTCACCATTTGCATCAGCTTTTTTAACTGCAAATTCTCTGTCTCCGTATTGGATTATTTCAGTATCAACGACTTTAATTCCGTTTGACTGAAGATAATCTCTCATCGCAATTGCCGTGGTTACACCATCGAGGTCTTGGTGAAAATAGATTTTAGCTTTCTTATATCTGTCAGAAAGCTCTTTTATATTTCTAATACCTGATTCAGATATGATTTTTCTCATTCCAGTGTTAGTAGATACTTGAGTTTATTGAACCCATGCAACATTTCATCTCTTAAATTCAAAAGGTCTGAATCTAGTTGTGGGTCAAATACTTCAGTAAGTTCAATCAAGAAAATACAAACTCCGTCAACAAAATTTTGAACAGATATTTCAGAAATGTCCTGTCCTTGTATTGTGTATCCACCTTGATATGACGGTCTTCCGTGTTTACCCATACATGCTTCAACAAAATCATCAATTAATTCATCTAAATCACCATAAAGGTTTCCGTATGCTTGATGTTTAGCGTAAGACTTTGTTTGCCAGTGTAAAAATTTAAGTTGTATTTGAGCCTCAACTAATTTACAAATTATTTCTGAATTTTCCATTATAGACTTTTTTTATAAATACAATCAAAAACAAAAAAAATGGAGGTTATAAACCTCCATCTTCAAATTCAATTTCTTGTTGCTTTCTTTGGTCGACGAAGGCTTGTATCCGTTGTCTTGCAATTTCAGTATAGTTTGGAGATAATTCAATTCCAATCCACCTTCTATCTAAAATTTCCGCTGCTACGCAACTTGTCCCACTCCCGTTGAAAGGGTCTAATATTATGTCATTCTTGTATGACAAAATCTTAATAGCTTTAGATGGAATGTCCATTGAAAAAGTCGCTTTGGTTAACGGTCTAGAATCATTGAGATACTTCCATTGCCCGAAAACCAATTCCATAAATTCCTTCTTGTCCTGTTCGGTATACAACATCTTTGTTTTACCTTCTTCGGTTGTTATTGGTTCTCCTTTCCATTGTGGTTGGCCCTTAACTTTCTTAATGTGATTTTTCTTGTAAGCAAGTATTACACATTCTTTTGGGTTATAGATATATGGACTTGACGGGCTCATCCAACTACCCCAAGCCGTTGTCTTACTTCTGTGGGGACTATCCTCTTCAAGGTCAACAATTCCAAAGAATTTAAAACCAATTTGCTTCATTACCTGATAAACTTCAGATACCAAAAATATACGTCCACCCTTTTCTTGTCGGTTAATCTCATAAGGAATGTTCAAGGCGATTCTTCCGTCATCTTTTAAAACTTTGTAAGCTTCGGTAAGCCAATTCTTACTAAACTCAAGATACTCATTAATTTCCATATCATCATCATGAGTATCATACGCAATGTTCACGCCATATGGAGGCGATGTCACAATCAAATCGACGAATGAATCAGGCATTTCTTTCATTACCTCGATACAATCACCATTTAAAGATAAATAAATTTTCCAAAACATTTTATTTCTCTAAATTTTTAATTTTCCTATCCAGGTACCAAAGAGCTTTCTTTAGGTCCTGAAGTTCCTTATCTAAATCTTTTTTACCCGCTCTTGCAACGTACTTAACTACGTTGAATAGGTATGCGTCCATGTCAAGCCCCCAAGCCTCGCATACTTTTACCACCTCATAAACATTCTCTTCACCACCATAATGCTCGGGGTGATTTACCATTTCTTTCACCATATAGTTTGAATTTAAAAAGTAATTTGACGTGCTTTTGGATTAATTTACACCATAATTAGCTTTGGCCTCCAAATTACTTCTTTATATTTACAAAATAATCTTTTCCGTACTTACTTTCTTCAATAAGACTTTGTTCGATTAACTCGTTTAGGTATTTTCTTGTCTGTTCAACTGTTGTTTTAGTCAAGTGTTGAGCAATAAAAGTAATATGTACAGGTCTTTTAAGTTTAGAGATTAGGGTTTGCTTTAAGGAATTCATCTTTGAGTTTTTCAAATTCTGTTTGAACTTCATCATCTTCAAACATAAGGACATCTTGTCTTATGTAATATTCAATAATTGCCGGATGTGATTTTAGCTCCTCAATTGCTTCTTTTCCTACGATTTTTTTATTTAGTCCCATTATTTTTTAAATTTAATATTGTATTTTTCTGTATTGTATAATTTAGAATCTTTCTTTTAAATGCGGGTATCAGTGAGGCCTCCATCGGGTAATCCATTGTGGTTTGTAGTTCAAATATAGGTAATTTTTTCTGGAAGTCAAAGTATTCTGTAATATTATCGTCAGTAGATTCTATTGTTTTGATTAATATTATGTTCATCTTTGAGTCTATCGTTAGTCTACCCCTATTTTCTATCTGATACTTCCACACCATTCTTTTCCCATTTTTGTCAAAATAAAAATATCCTTGGAACTCATTGAAGTGTCTTTCATTTTTAATAACCTTTAAACTTATTGAATCATAAACTATTGTCCAAATTGCTTTTACTATATTAAAGTAGTCTAATACTTTTTGACCTGCAAATTTAACTATTTCTGAGAACTCATCGTATTCTTTTTCATCTGTAATCGGAACTGGTTTGAATTTTAAATCTGAAAGAAGAATTTCGTCATCTAAATTATGTAACTTCTTTTCAAAATATAATGTTTTGAAATCACTTGAAATTGATTGAAGATTTGCAAGATGTATTGAGAGTTCTGTATAGACTGGGTAAATTTCAAACTTATCTATTTTCTTGTCACAGTATTTTAAGAAATCTAAAAGAACATATTGTTTGTGCTCAAGGTCAATCGGGTCCGAGAAAATCCA